AAAAATGCAAATTTTATCTGTTTACGATAAATGGCTGTTTTTTTACGAGGTACGAGTAAAAATGCAAATTTTATCTGTTTACGATAAATGGCTGTTTTTTACGAGGTACGAGTAAAAATGCAAAGTATTTCGTTTAAGATATGTCTTCCTCCTTAGCCTTCTTTAGGCCTTCTGCCTTGCGTTCCTCGCGTCTTTCAAACGCTGTTAATTCTCAGTTTTTGAAGTCTCCAAGATTTTCAATACTCGGGATCATTAGTCCGACTGAATATTTCACCAACCTTTCCAGTCTTCATTGATTCCTCGCGTTGAGCTAACGTTTGAACAGTTGCACCTGTATCTTCCAAGGATTTTTGGTAAGCTTGACCAGATCGAGAGTACAAACATGGAACGGCCAGTCCTTTACTTGTTCTGCTAAGCAAAAAGCCTGGAAATGGCTTCTGGGGATCTTGCTCATGAACGTGATGATTGGATGTCTTGTGGTGATTCACACTTTCGGCCGTCAGAGGACGATGACATGTCTGGCAAAAGAATGGCGGTCCAAAATAGCAATTGCCACGATAGTTAAGGATAAGCTTAATACTCTCTAGGGCCTTGAGCATATCATTGGCAGCTTCAGTTTCACCTTTGTCCTGGGCTGCAGCAATTTCCTTGCGCATTATCTCAAGCATGATATCAAATTCCTCTTTTGAGAGAACGATAGGATGACGAGCAATTGGTTGAACCTTGCGACAAAAGTCCTTTTCAACTATGTCAGGATCGTAGGCCTGCATGTACTCGACTTTTGTGAATTTTTTCGGGTACCACTTTGGGACATCTGAGGCTTTCTCACAGAAAGTCTCAGATGTCCCTTTAAGGTCCTGAGTATCTTGGGTTTTTTCCGCAGAAGTCGTGGAGGAAATAGTAGTCATTATAGGTAGTCTTTTTTTGGATTGTGGCAGAACAACTAAAAAGAAAAAGATTATATCAAATATTTATGATATTATAGCGAGAATATATTATGTTTGTGAATGATAATTTTATGTTAAGCTGATTACACATTTTATATGAACCAAACATGCATTATCTGTTATACGAATAGCGTGACTCATGCAATTATACCTTGTATGCATTTATGTCTATGTGAAGGGTGCGTGAGAAAGATCGTTAGAAAGCAATGTCCTATATGTTGTACTAATGCGGATAGTATACGTAAGGTTTTTTATGCTGGAGTAGAAACAACTTACCCTCACGACTCTGAAGATAAGAGCAAGAAGACACAAACGACAACAGCATTATCTTATTCTAGAGCCTTAAATACTACTGTAAACCCTACTGCTCTGAAATCTCTTATGGATCCGATTTCTATACCTACTTATAAGCATTCTAATACTTTAATAAAGCCTAGTATACCACCACAACCAGACATGCCACCAATACCCGACTTGCCACCAATACCCGACGTACCACCAATGCCAGACCTTCCACCAATACCAGATCCACCTCCAATACCAGATCCCTCTAATACCTTTTTAACATACTGATACAAAGTATGTTATATTTTCAAGTGAACTATCCTTCATAGATTGGTTTTGTTACCTAGTCATGTTTACGCTTCTTTGACTTAACTTGATTCTCTTCGTCAATGGCTTGTTCAGCAGAATCTGATAGCTGTCCCAGCAATTTTGTGAATGAACCATATTCATCTATATTAAAAAGTTCCATGCTTTTTTTCATTTCATTCTGGTTCTCTTCCAGTGTCCCCGTGACTCTTTCATCCTCTTGATCGAACGGTATCGTGTCACTACTACTAGTAGTACTAGTGGTACTACTATCTGATGTACTTTCCGATTCAACTATCGGCGACGAGATTCTCCGTCTTTTTGTAAGGTGGAGGTTAGGATTTTGTGGAAGAGCCAGCATAAACTTCGCCAAATCATAAAGAAGATTGATATTGTTAACTCCCGAATAGTCTCCATGAGTGCTCAATATTCCCAATAATTTAACGATTTGTTTACGACTCTTGCAGTGAGTCTGGAGTAAGTTAACAACTCTCTGATTACAGTTATAGAACTCATCAAGTGGTTGATCAACTTCTACGTCATATGAAGTCTGATAATCTTCCCAGAATTCACTATCTGCATCATGGTCCAATAAATCCTGGTCATCAACATCGTCAATATTCGCGGTTGATGATATCTCCGTGACTTCAATAGCATTTTTTGGATCCAGATCCTCTTCATATTTATCCGAATCATTCCGGACTCTAGGTCTTAGATGATGTAAGAGACCATTAAGTTGATGAAAATCTGGATTATCTGGGTCATCGCGTCTTATTATTCTCACATTCACTAGTTCCGTGATATCGGATTTCTTGCTGTTATACATTTCAGTTGATTGTTGTAGTTTGTAACTATCGTCTCGTTGATATTCACGTTCTTCAACCTGTTTTTCTATCTGGACAGTCGCATCATCAACTATTTTTTTAACATGAGTTTCACATATCTTTTCGATGACTGTATCATCGAGAGGATTAGTAGTAGATTTTCTCACAGCGACTTCAACTTCTCGAGCCAACCCTTGGCATTCGGTGACTACTGTTTCACGAATGATTAGAGACATCTTAATAGATAGAGATGATACCCATAATTATTTCAAATTTTTATCTGTTCTTTTTTGTTTACGGTAAATGCTAATTGCACACAAACAGTACTACTAGATCTGTGTTTTGTTAGGTATTGGAACACCATTAATTAAATGTGGAAACACCTTACAGAATTTGGGTATGGAAGCGTTATATTTAATGCTTTGATCTCTGTACCGCTTTTTTTCCTCATCATTGGTATTCATGCTTCCTACTGTATGATCATCAGACAACATAAACGAAAGGAATCCGATGCATATTGACGATACTGTCCAGGTGGGACACCAAGTCTCAGGGTGATATTCACTCATTGAGAAACATAGGGATTTTGCGAGTTCAAACCTACCTTGAGGGAGTTAACATCTTAATAGCAGGTGGTTTCATGGGATATTCCTTGGGAAAAGTAATAGTACCATAATAGATACCATTGGTATATGGACAATTTGGTGGTGATATTACTGCAAAATGCCATAACAGAATATCATCAGGATCAGGATGAGTCTCAATATAAGGGGGCTGATTTGCCAATATTCTTTTATACTCGCTTTGTAAACGTTTTGTTGACATCTTATTCATCTTGGCTATCTCGGCTATCTTCTATCTTGGCTATCTTGGTTATCTTCTATCTTGGCTATCTTGGTTATCTTGGCTATCTTGGCAATAAAAAGGTTTGAATCATCATGCGATCAATTTTAGGAGTATCTAATCTTTTAACTAAACAAAGTAGCGACATAATACACAAAGTGTTTTTATAGGTTTCAGTTAAAGTTAGACCGTTCTGTGATATTGAAGCTTTGACAATTGGTTCTTTAATGTTCGTTATAGGACATTGAAGCTTAGACACAAAAGGGAGGATTATTCCAATTGTTGGGGAGGTTCACAGCGCGACGACGTTGAGCATTGAAGCCAGCCAGCTCATGGTCGACGGTTTCGCCAGTGAAAGCGATGATGTGTTCGAAATCTGCAATCATGCCAAGCGTGAACTCGAGACCATCGAGTTTGCAGCTGTAACGTTGATTTGGGAGCTTCTTCAGATATTCCTTGTCTTCCTGAGAAAGAAGAAGTTGCCAATTCCAGTCGTTGTTAACGCGGTCAGTTTCCAACATTGGAACAAAATCGGCACAGAAGATGGGTCCAAACTTGTTCTCACGAACCCACTTGGGCATGGTCTTTTTATGTAGCAATTCGTCAAGACGAGCTGCCGTCTGGGCCATCGTCTTGTTCTTCAACTCCGTAGTGTTTTTGAAAAGCAATGTGTTGCGTTGTTCCAAGAAGGCGCGACAGTGAGGCTGTGTGTCATACAACCATTGACAGTAGAAGAATTCAATGATTGTAAGAACAGCAACCTCCGCACACATCCACATGCGCTTGAAGTGCATACGTTCCTCTTCATCGAATTTGGAAGGAACGGGCAAGCCCCAGAGTTGATGAAGACAGTCATGGACGCGGAAGATGATTGACTTCAAATAGCTCTCTTCTTCTACTCCAGTCTTGGAAATACGCTGAGTGAAAGGAATGGTGCTCCAACGGGGAGCGAACTTGTCTGTTTCACCGAAAACGGCACCTGACTCGATGATTCGGGCTTTGATAGGAGCCCATTCAGTGGAAAAACATGGTCCATGAACTGCTCAAGGTCTTGGCATTCATATGCCGCCTTGAGATCCACATATTTGGACTTTGGCATGAGTTCGTTCATTTGGTTAGTATTGTGTGGTATTTTGTGGTATTATGGCCAACTTGATCTACATAAAATCTATCATTTTTTTAAATATAATATATTAGCCCTGTAACTTTTAACGAAAGTTGTAGGGCAAAGTATTATATATGATAATGGATGATTAACAGGTATTGAGAACTCGATCGAACATTTTTGAGGGCTTCTTTTCTATCTTCTCATCTTTTTCTGCTTCTTTTTGGTCATTTTGTGCTTTTAAGGCCTCCTCTTTTTCAAATTCGTCACGTTCCCAGCAATTGTCCCATCGGACATATTTCGTCCCATAGTATTCCATCATAAATTTAATGTCAATCGGTGAAATCTCATAAGGGTGCTTGTTAGCTAGATAATTAAGTAAGTCTTCGAAAAAGGCGAATCGACTTTCGAATCCCCACATACCTTTCTTTTCTTCAGATTTGCATGAAGTGTCAGGAGAAGACGTAGTTGAAGACGTAGAAGAAGACGTAAACGTAGAAGGGGGAATTTCCTTGAAAAAGTCCTTATGATCTGGTCCTGTTTGAGTAAGGAATCGCAACATATGACCCATACAGATGCGGACGTATCGCGTCATAGGTTGCTGCATATAGCCGAAAGGGCTTACATTGTTCAAGAGACACTTCACCACATCGATGTTATGTTGGTTGTTTTCGAAAGTCCATCCCTTGTTGATACGTTTGACACAACGTTTCATGAACTGCTTTTCTCCTGTTGCCTTTCCTTTCTGTGACATTAAATACTCGACTGACGGCGAGATATTGAGTCGTTTGGCTTTAATTAGCATAATCATATTGGCAACCTTTTCTTCATCCATAGGTACGAGAGAGTCTCCGACAAGTGTCGAAAGTTTTGCATCTTCTGTTAACTCAAGATACATTGAGTTAACGTCGAAATCGGTATTATGAACATCGAAATTACTGCTTACAATAATGTCAACAGGGTCTTCGTGATTCTTGTCTCGCGTGTGAAGGATCTGGATGCCTGAGAGTTTCAATCCTTCATAATTGACACTAGTCTCGGAGATGCATAGATAGAGCTTAGTTTTTTCAATATCTTTTAGAAGAGCTTCGAAATGTGAAGTAAGCACGAATAGATCGATATCGTTGGGCTTCTCACCTCCTAGAACATCACGGATGTATCCTCCTATGAGGAATACGCGACCATGGGTTTGGAGGAGTTGGATGATTGGCTTTTTGTTAAGTTCTGAAATGTGGGAATGCAGCTCTTGAAAGTAAGTAGGCATTTTAATAGTGTTTGTGAAAAGGTGTTAGCATCCAACACTCTAGACAAAATAATTAATCATTTTTTTAAGTATATTATAAGGTCTCCAAATCTATTTCCTCGACTTCTTCCTCCTCTTCTGAGGAACTAGGCTTAAAAGTTACTTGTGTAGATTTTTGATTTAACGGCTTTGTGGGTCCATCTTTTAACTTCAATCCTCTCTTATTCAGTTCCATATTCGCTTTAGTTGACTTTTGTTTATCAGATGTACCATCTTCTGAATCTGAATCTGAATCAGTCGGGGGTAAAATGCTGTTATACCAACTGTCATCCTTTGTGATTTTAGTATCCATTTCCTCTTTCTTATCCTTGTCATCACCTTCAGCAACTACTACAAAATCCGGGCCATCATCGTCTTCTTTAGTACCGGCAGATAGACCATCATCCATAGGTATTTCCCCTTGTTTCATCAAGGTGAGAGCTTCAGCATGACTATATTTAGTCAATACATCTACGTGATCTTTTTGATAATCGCGTACTGAAACTAATATGTAATCTCCTTTGTTAATGAAAATCTTCTTTCTAAATGCTCCTGGAATCTTACAAATCATAGGTTTATTCGAACTTGAATAAACTGATGATGATGGTTCTACACCTATAAGCTGAACTGATAGCCGGCAATCACCTAAAGTCGATATTACCTTACCATATTCCTGATTCTGACTCGTATCCTTGTATGTTAAGGCTGTATTAATAGAAGAACTTGTCATCTTTTTGCCTCGCTTATGACCTTTACCGCCTCTTTTGTTGATTGGCATTTTAATGTATACTTTCTTCGAGAAATAAGTATTAATAAAGAATACTACCGATTTGTTAAGTCAATTTTTTTATCGTAAGGGGTGCAAATTTAGAGCAAATTTAGAGCAAAAAAAAGCAATGAATCTATTTCAACTACTCATTATCATTTTTATGAGTTTTGTGTTATTAATTTTAATAGACCTTACCTACATGAACCAGACAATGCCCGATGAACTTATTACACACACATAAATGTGTATGATGCTTACATCGTCCAGGATTCTTTGAACAAACACACACATGTGGTTCATTTTGACAACCAACATTTGACATACAAAAACATGGGTGATTTTCACTCCTGCATTTCTCCGGATTACTAGCAGTGTTATTACAGCGACATTTATGTACCTTAGCCAGACAATTCTTAACACTAAAATCACATGTACAGTTATGGCTAAGATCTGGAGCTTGACATTTACATGTATTTGTAACTTTTAAGCAGGAACACTCGTGTATTATGCTTAAGCACTTGGAATTCCCTTGTGCGCACATACATATATGATTTTCTGATAAACAAGAATCTGGACTGTACATTTTGCATACACAATTATGTTTAGCTTTGTCAGCTATGCAGTTCTTCTGTCCATATTCACCACGTACAGAACAGACACATATATGATCAGTCTTTCTTCTACATTCATAAGTTCCACCTGATTCCGAACAACGGCAATGATGATATTCTGCTTTACAATGGATGAATCCCCTTGGTGGTGTGTATTCCCTGAAAACTTCTAGAGTTCTATCAAAATAAGTCGACGTTTGTTGACATAGACATAAGTGAATAGTGGCCATACATTTGGTGGGATCTCGATTACAACTACAATCCATTTAGATAGTTTCTATATCGTCTCTAAGAACCTAAATAACTCGACTTTTACGATCATTTTCTCTTTGAAAACGTTGTAAGTTTTTTCCATTTTGTAAATGAAAAATTTAGAAATACTATTGCTGTTTCTGATAGCCAGGACCATGTAGTCTTAGCAGAACTTTAAACATTATTTTTATATTCTTATCAAAAAATTGAATTATTTTATTAGTAACACTATACTGAACCTTACTTTTAGTATCTAAATAAATGCCATCGCGAACTCCCACAACTTTTCACAGCAAACGCATGAAGAATGATCAGCCTAGTCATGTGGTGACTGGTGTCTATCGCTTCAATGCTCGTACAGGTCTCTTGCTCTGTGCAGGTACTGTCTATAATGCTCCAACTACATTGCAAAAGCCTCAGGAAAGTTCAAATTCGGAAAAGAAGTCGCCAGTATCCTGGGATCGTAAGAAGCATATGGAACGTGCTACTTGTCGATACAACGAATCTCCACACAAAATTCAGTTCAAAACACCAGTCACACTATCGGAGGATAAGATAATTGCTTACTATCAGTTCCGTCGTATGGAACGTTTTATCCGTAAAGTGTTTAGCCAATATGGTTGCATGGCCTTACAAGATCAAGCCATTATGGCAGATCCGAAGTTTCGTGCCCTTCTTGCGGAAGAACAACAATATATTTTCTTGGATGATATGACTCCAGCAGAATCGGATCGTGAAGAACAGGCGCGAGATCGAGTTCGACGTCTTGAGAAACAAGACCTCAAACAGTTAAATAAGCTCCGAGAACGTTACGGAAATCTTGATGATATTGCAACAAATCAAAGTGACTCAGACTCAGTCAATGATGACACAGGCTCTAATACGGATCAAGAAGATGATCATGAAAAAGACATGGAGGCTCTCAAGCTGTTTCGTCGCATGGTCAAGATGGCACTAGATGCCGATAGCGACGACGATGATGACGAAGATGAAGACGATGAAGAAGACGTAGACCAAGATGCAGTGTGTTCCTGTCTTTCATATATCTTCGATGTGTTTTTCTGGTTTTATGTCTTTTTGTTGTTTGGCGTTTTTGTTGGTTACCTAACTAATATTATTACTGAAGAAATGCTTGCTAATTTCTGGCAACTTTCTACGCTCAAGGTCCGAGAATTTATGCCAAATATGTCAGGTCCACTTTACAAATTTTTAACTCCTAATTTGTAAGACTATTACAATTTTTATTGTGACATGTTTTTACAAATCAAACGTATCATCAAAGCAAATCAAGACCCTTTTAACTATCCCTACGAAATTTAAGTACTTTGTCTTTTCATTCATCTCTTTGTTTTTCAAAATGTATTCTATTTCCGAAAATGTATTCTATTTCCGACAGTCCCTCGGGCCTTTTTAAGGAGATTTCAATGTCCTTTCGTACCTAGTCAAAAGCCGTCGGCAGGGTATTGCAGAGACCTTCAATTGGCTTTGGTGTACTCTCTCCCCTCAAGATTAGATAACTCAAAAAGCCATGGAGTTCCACACCGGAGTGGTTGGGGCCGGTGAGACATCCCCCTCTCAGACAACAGGTCGGCTGGAAGAAAAGTTGGAAACAAAACTTTCCTTTAGCGGTAAGGGGGAAAAGAGGAGTGGAAGAGAAGGGTTGAAAGTGTAAAGAAATCCACATCGGAACCCCAATCAGCAGAATGTATCACGGTTTAATAAAATCTTAAACTATTATAATTTTTGAGTATAGAGAATTTTTACTAAGTACAAATAAACATATGAGAGATAACGAGACAACCAATAATGAAACATCGAATATTGATGTTGTAATAGAAATTCCGTTAGGAAGCAATCATAAATATGAAAAATGCAAGAAGACTGGCATGCTGCGATGTGATCGTATTTTACATTCTCCATATGTCTATCCTTTTAATTATGGTTATTTCCCTAACACGTTAGCTGGAGATGGAGACGAGTTAGATGCTGTAGTAGTTACTAAATATCCATTAATTCCGAACTGTCTAATTGAATGTAAAATCATTGGAGCACTTAAGACCAAAGATGAGAAGGGTCTCGATGATAAGATTATATGTGTGCCAGTTTCGAAAATAGATCCAGAATTTAAGAAGGTTAATAACCTTAGCGACTTGAAAGAATCGGAGAGAGACATGATTGAATACTTCTTTAAAACCTATAAGAATCGCGAATA